AACGACAGTTCCTGCAGTAGGTTTGATTCTTCTTCTCTGATACAAAAATTCAGTTTCTGCTTCACCATCAGGCATATCATTAAGATAAATCATCCATACTAATTCTCTTGGAGCATGTGCTAGGTCAGCATTTTCATGATGCCACAAATGATATCCACCTCCTGGAGGTGTTTTTTGAAACTTAATGTCAGTAGATACTAATCCAGTATGCTTTAGTGATTGATACTTATGAATATAATGTTTCACACAACTCTTCAATACAGAATTTGTCTTAGTAGATAAATCTCTATTAGAAAAATTCAACAAAAATGCATAATCTTTCCTATTTAAATCTCCACCATATTGCTGTGAAGAATTGAATGCTATCTCTGCATTTGGACTGTACTCTGTTGTTGCTGATGGGACTTCAATACAAGCAGTATCATAGACTGAATTTGCATATTCGATCAATTCTTCACACAATGGTCGTGGCATAAAATTTGGCCAGACACCAATAAAATCATCAAAGTCAGATTTGGTAATTCTATTGTCGAGCATTAATTCAAGAGGTCTATAATCTGGAACACTCGATTTTTGATTCATAATTAATACGCCTTGATGATATATTTAGTCTTGTGAAATGGGTTGATAATTGGGACTTGTCTCTGTGGTTGCATCTCAACATCAGGAGTTGGTCTCTTAAAACTACTAGAATATGTAAACGTCCCGTTTGTTAGATCACTAAAAACCTGACCCTGAGTGAACACTACCTGAAGTTTATCGGCAGCACCACCAGATCCATTAGCAGCAATTGCAGCTACTTCAATTATTCTATTAGCAGTAGTATCAATATTATTCCAGAATGTAGTAGAGAGTACGTCCCCCACACTATAACCAGAACCAGCACTTAGAATCTGATCAACACGTATTCTAGTATCGTTTGCAGAACCACCTCCAGGAGAAGGCCATGCTTGATATGTAATTCTCATACGCATACCACTTCCAGAACCACCAACCATATCTTCATCTCTGGTTTCTTCATCAGTTGGATTATTCCACGTAGTCTCACCAGCTTGTCTATAAGACCACTCACCAACACCTGCTGAGAAGAATTGTCCACCACCGTCGCCGCTGACGCCGCCACCAGATGGAGATTTTCCACCGGCAACAACGTATCTATTAGACCACCATAGATTAAAGGTTAATAATGCCCCATCAACACCACCACCTAGACCAGATCCATATGGTGTCTGGTTGCTACCTTCACCATCAAAATTACCACCAGTAAAATCAGCATTTGGATTACCAACGGCATTTTCTGTAATTAAATGTGTATGAGTACGTGTTTGTGTTCCAGGAGCAGTATTTAAATACTGGTCGATCGCAAAAGTAGATGGTTGTGTATCAAATACACCACTCCAATATCTATTAGTATCACCATTAGGAGCAGTAGGGTTGGTTGTACGCCCACTACTGGGTCCACGATATTGAAGATTTGCAGATGCTAAAGCACTAAAAGGAGAGATCCACCATGTTTGAAATTGGATTGAATACTCAAGGTCATCACTCTCAGGACCAAATGCCGTCGAAGATCCATCAATAGTAGAGTTATATGGAAAATTAGTAGGGAATTGTTCAACCCAATCATCAAAATCAAAATCAGAACCATAATATCTTGTCAATTCTAACTGAAAATTAGCACCAAGAGTACTGCCAAAAAAGTTTTTCCATGCATCTCGAATTGCATCTGTATTTTCCTGTGAACTTGCGTTTTCAGGTGCTCTAGCATCAAATTCATCTGGGTTTGGTGAACCATATCGTGAACCTGCCATCATAGATCTACCTAATGGTTGATTCCATGGAATACTAGCTTCGCCCTCATTACCTTCTGTAACTGCAGAAATATAGGCATGATTATGTGTAGGAGCGGCAACAGTAATAGAAGACAGACCTCCAACTTGTGCTGTAACAAAACTATTAGGATTAATTTCAAAGATAACTTGATCAGTAAGTGTTTCCAATCCAGTTAGTCTAACTGTTCCAAGAGAGAAAAAATCACTATCTAAACTTCCTACAGCACCAGGAGGTCCTTGAACTTGATCCAAAGGATTTGATCCACGAGCACCAACCCTATTAAAATACCAATATCCACCTTCAGCACCAGGATCATTGATACCTTTTGAAGATCCTAGAGTAATTGGCACAAATGCCGAATTACCTCTGGTACTATCTACAATACCAATGCCACACAATTTTCTGTTTCTATAATCAGGAACGTTAAATTCATTAGTAGTCTCACCATACTCCCCAGCAAGAATAGTATACAATTCAAAGTAATCATTCTTATCTAATGAACGACCATCACATGGAACAAATCCAGGATATCTATCATTATTTCCACCATCTAAATCTCCATAAGTACCAACACCTTCTTTAAGAACAGGAAGAACTGTTCCAATTGGATACCCATCGAATTTTTTAGATTTTCTACTGTACCAAATAGCAGCATCAGTAGATGGGGGTGGAACTGTAGCATATGTTGTAACTTGCCAAACAAATTGATTTGGATTTCCTGTACCAAGTCTAATTGTTGTGGTTTCTGGTGTATTAAGTTGTAATGCTGCTTGTACTACAATATAAAACGAAGAATTTACAAGAGGATCAAATGTTCTTGGACCTGCTACAGGAGAATCAAAATCAATAGAAATCAATGCAGGATATCCAGCAATACTTTCAATTGTGATTGGTCTATTAATGCCAGTAACAGTAACTGGAGCACTAGAAACAAAAGACTCAGGAATTTGATTATTTCTGTTTGCTGGTGGACTCCAATCAGCATCAGTATCTGGTCCAAGACTAGTTCTTACCTGCCATGCAGGAATCTGTCGATCACCAACCTTAATTTGCATGTTTAAGGGAGTATTAAACGAAGGTGATGATTGTAGATAAAGAGTTAATTTATCACCATTTCCTGCTGTTGTGGGGAATACTCCAACAGAATCATTATTTTTCTTAATACGAACTTTGGTAGAATTAGTAGAAACTAATACTACTGGAACCTGAATACCATCTGTCAATCCCTGAATTCCAAGAGCGGTTGCAGGTTGTTCGTCTGATGCCACAAGTGTATCTTCAATTGCATCATCTACATTAGTAAATGAGAATGAGTTGGGATTAGTTGAAGGATTTGAACCCGTTTCTACACTCCAAGTATCTCCATTGAGAGCATCTCCAATCGAAAGATTAGTTGTAACTGGAAATAAAGCATTATTTGAACTCAAAATTCTTAACTGTAAGTAATCACCATTATTCACAGTTCCATCATTACCGGTAAAAGTTGCTCCAGAAAGAACTTGAAATCCATCTGCGTTTGTTGAAGTATTACTTGTCGATGAAATTGCCCATTCACCATTGCCACTGGTATTAATAGTAGCAGAAGAAATTAATCCCTGTAATCTAATGACCTCACTATAACAATATGTGTTTGTCGGTTGGTCTTCTAAATCTGTAAAATCTGGAAATGGTTCCGGTTCATTTGTTGGTTGTGATAGAGTTAAGATATCCCATCTTGCACTAGATGTACCAATAACAAGTGTCAATCTTGAAAACTGTGTCGTAAACTCAGAAGATTTTAACCTAACTCGAATTCTTGCACCATTTGTTACAGTTATAGCTCCACCACTTTGAATCCACCCCGTATCAAAACTTCCATTGCCATTATAATCAACACGCATCGCATAATTACCGATGCCTCCACCAAGATTAGATCCAAGTACTACAGCTGCTTGAGTGTCGGGTGTTAATCCACTTAAAGAAGTAGATGGTGTGCCATCCGGTGGACGAAATACTATATCCGTAGTATACATCGTATCAAGATCTGCATCAATGATATCATTAAACGGAAATGGATCGGGAGTAAAATCTTCCGGAATGGTCGTAATCAACCAAAACTGCGTTAAATCACCAATAGTAATAGTTACAGTATTGGTGGTGTTCCACTGATTAGGTGCAATAAACCTAAACTGTACGTAATCACCTTCTGATACGTAAAGTGGTTGATCGTTAGGTGCAAACGAATATGTCATTCCTTTTAGTTATGATCCCAGTTCTATTATTTATTGACCCTAGATTTGTCTAACGTCCTCCCAATCATCATTCTTGTTAATATCAACCTTAATTGGGTAATCTGCCTTAATTTCTACAGGAATGTCAATATCATCAATATAATACATCTC